CTACAGAAGAGGTCAACGTAGATGATGGTGCTTCAACAACAACATTTATTAGAGTATTTCGTGTTCGTACAAAAACAGCAGGTAGCTCAGGACAAGCAGAAGGTATTATATCAGTTCGCTCAGCGTCTGGCGGTGGCGGAACTTTACTAGCACAGATACAAAGAGTTGGCACAGGTGGTGGTGCTAGTCTAGGACAATCATTTATGGCATTATACACAGTGCCAGCAGGTAAGACAGCATACATAACACAATGGATAGTAGGTGCAGGTTCTCAGAACGCAGACACTACAGCAATTTTAGTAGCAAGAACATTTGGTGATGGTGGATTTAATTCCAAAGACATTATCATATCAGCAGGACAGCAGTTTGCCAAAGACTATAAAATCCCCTTACAGTTTACTGAAAAGACTGACATTGAAGTGCGAGGATTTACTAGTTCAGCAGGCAACGACTGTTCGTCAACTTTTAACATAATACTGATAGATAACCCAGCGTAATGTTTCAACGAATTAACTAAAGCGTAGTTAGTTATGTAGGAAGGTACTTTTTTAGGTACCTTTCTTTTTGACTAAAATAAATCCTTAACAGCACTAGCCCAATCAACTGTTAAGAAATGATTACGATTGTGTTCTAGTATAGGATTAAGTGCATTGAGTACTGTTTCGGGATCTTGCTCACATAACCACTCAACCTGTTTAACGGCCAATTGATGACGTAGTTGATATTCAGCAACATTGTCGTATCCTTCATCCAATACTCCACTAAACGTTTTAAAGCCCAAACTCCGCAGATTTTTCATATAGTGTTGCCCAGCAAACGCCACAAATGGACGTAAGGCTAACATAGGCTTAGCTACCTTTTCAGTATAATGACTGTAACTATTAACATATGGTGTGGTTTCGCAAACTACAGAATAATAACTTTTATTATAAATCTCAACCGGTATGATAGCACTGGGCCTAGCATCTTCTCCATTAATCTCAAACAGCTCACTGGTTAATTGGTGTTGAGTAGTATCAATATTACCGTCCCACATCACACCCTTTGATATTGAATCTTTGAAGTAACTGTATATAGATTGTTCCTTAGCTGTGCTATTTTCAAATAGATTATCTATATAATCTCTGGCGACTTTCTGTTGTCCTAGTAGTATATCAAACTTATATGGTTTATCGTAATGATATTCAAGTTTTGTTAGTAGATCCTTTGCCCAGTTGTATTCACTATAATAATTTAACGGATCAATAAACCAATTAATCATAGGTGTATAATTGTGTTGTGTAAAGTTTAGCACACAGTCAGAATAAAAATGTATGTTGGGTTGATTGAATTCTATTAGAAAAGCAACCATTGGGTAATCATCAATGATTTGATCCGGTGTTTGAGTAGGCTCACCCAGGTATACGTGAACACTGCCGGATACGTTGGCAAGATGTCTGACGGTGTTACTACATTTACCAATGTCATTGTGCATTATATCTATAGCTACGCTGTCACACTCAGTTATAGTTTCTAGTTGGTCATATTCAATTACTGTGTGATTGGGATAAAATCTTTCGAAGAATGGAGTTACGTAAATCATTCAACTCCTAACTTGTTAACTACTAAAGGAATATGGTCAAAGAAAACATTATCTTTGGTTGTCGGACACATCTTACAGAGTGACATATGTGGTTTGCCATGATTATCTGCAAACTGTTTAATTCTTTCGTCGGTAGCTGTTCTTATATCAACACCTGCGTTGATATATGGAGCCCAGTCTGGATCATCATGTTGATTATGATCTGTGAGCATTCTATCTAGCATACCTACTGTTGAACACTTGTGTAACTTACCTTCGTAAAACAAAGGACATATCTGTTGATTGCATATTTCAAATGCCTCCACTGGATCATTGTTATAGGGCTTAACTTCCCCATATTTGCCTTTAACAATTTTCATAAATGTATCTACATTTTCGGTGCGGAAGTCATTGATATGCTTTTTATTAAACCAGTAACCATTCTCTTCCTCAATCCAATCAAATCTATCTAACACTAACTGTTTTGATTTCTCATAGTACTCAGCACCAGGTATATGATTAGTCATTTTAAGATAAATCATACCGTATTTTTCCATAGCATCTAAAAACCAATCTGCATTTTTAGGAAACATCTGTGCGTTAGTTAATACCATAAGTGTGATATAAGGAAACTCTTCTTTAAAGTTTATAACCCAGTCTTTAAACTTGTTGTGCATAAACGGCTCACCGCCAATGAATCCATAACACTCTATGTTAAATCTGTTAGTTAATACTTTTAAGTCTTCAAAGTGTTCTTCCCAAGATACATTACCACCACTCATACCGTAGTCTGAATAGTTAGTACAACCTTCGCAGGCCAAAGTACACCCATGTGTTACCATTGTTTCTAGGTAAGAAAGTACAGGAAGATGTTTTCTATCTAGATGATAGGCGTACCAATTCTCATAATGTCGTTGCGATAGATATTGCATACTACTATTTACTCAATATCAATATTACCAAAAGATAAAAATATCTTATAATTCTACTTGAAAGATAAATAATATGAGCGTATAATATAGAAGTGTTATACGTTTTATAGCACACATTATGGCAAACAATGACAAACATATAGGAGAAACATCATGGCTACATCATTGGCAGAAATAAGAGCAAAGTTACAAGCAACAGAAAACCGTGGAACAGGCGGTAATTCACAAGGTGGTGGCGATAACGCTATCTACGCACATTGGAATATTAAAGAAGGCGACACTGCCCGTTTAAGATTCCTTCCAGACGCAAACACAGATAACACATTCTTTTGGGTTGAACGTAATATGATCAACTTATCATTTGCTGGCATTAAAGGATCAGCAGATAGTAAACCAGTGACTGTGCAAGTTCCTTGTACTGAAATGTGGGGTGATCCGTGTCCAATACTAGCAGAAGTTAGAACTTGGTTCAAAGATCCTAGTCTAGAAGATATGGGTCGTAAGTATTGGAAGAAAAAGTCTTACTTGTTCCAAGGCTTTGTGAGAGAGAATCCAATTTCAGATGATCAAACACCTGAGAATCCAATTCGTAGGTTTATTATTAGTCCGCAGATCTTTAACTTGATCAAGGCGGCACTATTAGATCCAGAACTAGAAAACTTACCAACAGACTATCAAGGTGGTTTAGACTTTATTGTTACTAAAACATCAAAAGGTGGTTATGCTGATTATTCTACTTCAAAATGGTCACGTAAAGAGTCAGCACTAGACGCTACTGAAAACGGTGCAGTTGAAACACATGGCTTACATAACTTAGGTGATTTTCTTCCTAAGAAGCCAGGCGAGGCTGAACTAAAAGTAATGAAAGAAATGTTTGAAGCATCAGTGGATGGACAAGCATATGATGCCGAACGTTGGGGTAACTACTACAGACCAAGAGGTCAGTTTAACTTACCTGCAACAGCGGCTACAAATGCATCTGCAACACCAGCGGCACAACCTGCAACACCAGCACCTACAGCAGAAGCAACACCAGCACCAGCAGTAGAAGCTCCAAAAGCAGAGCCAGTGGCAGAAGCGGCACCCACAGCACCAGTTGAAACACCTGCTGAACCAGCAAGTGGTGGGCAGAGAGCTGAGGACATTTTATCAATGATCCGCAACCGTCAGAAAAGTTCGTAAGAACTGACACGTAGATGTTATCACGGTTAGATGATGTAATCTATCCTAATCGCTGTGAGGTAATAGAAATAGAACCCTCACAGCGTTACATCTATCCTATTTTCAAAAATGCTAGCAGTAGCATTATAGAATACAGTAAACAAAAACAATATCGAATATTATTTAACGAGCAACTAAAACGTATTGATGTAGTAGATGTTATACTTAGAGATCCCCAATCAAGATTGATATCGGGGGTTAACACATATGTAGTAAATCTGTTACAAGAAAATCCAGAATTAGATCAAACAACAATTATGTATTTTGTCAATAAGTATCTATTTTTAAATAGACATTATAGTACACAACTTTCGTGGTTGCTAAATTTATTTAGATATATTGATGAAACAAAAATAAGATTCCGCGGAATGTCTGATATACACGAGTATACTCCGCTAACGATTAATCCGCAAGAAAATACAGTACTAACAACAAAAGATATTGATAACCTAACAACTAATAAGTATAATGAAATGTACCTGAGATTAGACAATAAACTATTAGACTTAATTGACAAAGGCACTTGGGATAAAAGAAGAATAATGCAACATTTAATGATATCAGAACCGCAAGCATATTTCGACACTGTTGGAAAATGTAATACTATACTAGGTGAAAGTGATGTATTGCCCAAGACTTGATCACTTTGTTAGATTCCATCCAAACAGTGAAGTAAGCTGTTGTGGTCATATGATTGGTCAACCTACATTTAGTTCATATGATGATATGCAGTCTAGCGAATGGATGTCTGATACCAAAGACCTAATGGGTAAAGACCAATGGCCTAAAGAGTGTGTAAGATGCCAACAAACAGAAGAACTAAGTAACAGCAGTATTAGACTAAATGCTATTAATTTTGATCGTTTACAAAAACAAAAAGATTATTTGACTGTAGGCGGAGTATTAGATAATATATGTAACTCAGCTTGTCAATTTTGCAATGAAGAATTAAGCACTAAGATAGGCGGATTAAAAAGCAAACAGTACCTAATGGTAGATAACAGCAAAGGTTTTTGGTCGTTACCGTTGGATAGAGTAGTTCATTTAGATGTTAACGGGGGAGAACCTAGTGCTAGCAAAAACTATAAACAAATACTAAAGAATCCTCCTAAGAATGTTCGTAGTATAAGAATAAACACAAACTGTGCGTTAGTTATACCTGAATTAGAAACACTGTTAGAACGAGGAATACATGTTACTGTTACTGTAAGTTTTGATGGCATTGAAAACGTACATGATTATGTACGCTGGCCAATTAAATGGGATAAATTCTATAGTAACTTGATGAAATATAAGGCCATGGGCATAAGTAATCTTAACTTATGGACCACAGTAAATGCACTCAACGTGGGTGATTTTGCTAACATCATCGACTTTAAAAACGAACACAAAATAGATCACAGTTGGGCATTATTAAATCAGCCTGAAATGTTAGACATTAGATATGAAAACTGGTTAACCTTAGTTGCCAAAGAAAAATTAGCACAGAGCAGGAATCAAGAAGTATTACCGTTGCTAGAACAAATAGCATCATTAGAAAATAATACCGTACATCTATTAGAGTTTATTAAACAACAAGATGAATTAAGAAACATTAGCTATAAGGATTATTATCAATGAAAATAGCAATCACAGGACATTCGGCAGGTATAGGAGAGGCCCTTAGTGTGCAGTACACAGCATTAGGACACGAAGTAGTTGGGCTTAGTCGACGTAGCGGATACAATATACGTAGTATACCTAAGGTAGCCGAAATGATACAGAGCTGTGATATGTTTATTAATAACGCACAGGTTGGATTCGCACAAACTGAATTGTTTTGGGAAGTGTGGACTAGATGGAGAGGACAACAAAAAACTATCGTTAACATAAGCACAAAGATGACTGCTAGTAAACTAGCACCTAGAGAACAGTGGGACCAATATCTCGTACAGAAAAAAGCATTAGAACTAGCACACCAACAGTGTATTCTAAGAGACGAGAAACCAAAACTAATATTAATAACTCCGGGTATGATTGCTACACAGCCCGGACAGAAAGAGCCTGAGTACGAAAATGTTGATCAATATGCCGCAGAAGTGATTGAGTATATAAATGGATCCTAAGGAATATCTAACTAATAAAAAGTTTTGTCCTATACCGTGGACAGGCTTTATGTATAATTCAAATGGTGACGTGCTTAACTGTATACGTAGTCAACGAGCTATAGGTAATCTCAAAGATAATTCAATACACGAAATCTTAGATGGAAATACAGAAACTAAACAACGAATGTTAAACAAACAAGACGGGCTAGGATGCAATAATTGTTATGATCTTGAAGGTGATAAACAAAACTTTGATGTTATCAGCGACAGAATATTCTATCTTAAAGAATTAAAATCTGTAGACAACACCTTGTATGACGATCCTAACAATTTTGACTTACATAAGATAGATATACGTTGGTCTAATGTGTGCAATCATGCTTGCGTATATTGTTCACCAGAATACTCTAGTAAATGGGCTACAGAACTTAATATTCAACCGCCCCAAGTGCCTGAACATAGGGTACAAGAGCTTAAACAGTTGGTATATGATAGAGCTGAACAACTTAAACACGTTTATATGGCAGGTGGCGAGCCCTTGCTGATGAAAGAAAACTTAGAGCTATTAGAAATACTTAAACAAAAGAATCCTCAAGTAAACTTAAGAGTAAATACTAACCTTAGTAAAACAGGTACTCGTGTATTTGAAAAGATATGTGAGTTTCCCAATGTACATTGGACTGTTTCGGTAGATGAAATAGAAGAAGAGTTCGAATATATACGTTACGGCGGAGTGTGGCAAGACTTTTTAGATAACCTTGAAGTTATTAAGCAACTAGATCATAAGATAACATTCAATATGTTACATCACTTATTGAATTATAGAAGTCTTTTTGATACCATAAACTTCTTTAAACGTAGAGGATTCCAAAATAATAGTTTCGTTGTAGGAAGTTTGTTAGGTCCAGATCACCTAAATGCTAGACATTTACCAGAAAGTATGTTAAACTTAGTTAAGACTGATATTTCTGCGTGGTTGGATAAAAAACCAGGATATTTACTTGAAGTTGGACTAAGAAATGTGTTACAATATATTAGTAGTCCAATCGATAAGAGGATAGATCTATGTTTGGAGCAAATAGCAAAAATAGATCAAAGGCGCGGCATAGATAGTAGGAAAATATTTACAGAATTCTATAATTCATTAGAGAGGCAATAACATGGCAAAACCATTTGATTTATCAAAATTTAGAAAGAGTATTACCAAAAGCATTGATGGCTTAGGTATTGGATTCAATGACCCAACTGATTGGATATCAACAGGTAATTACACACTTAATTACTTAATCAGTGGTGACTTTAACAAAGGTATTCCGTTAGGCAAAGTAACAGTGTTTGCTGGTGAATCAGGAGCAGGTAAGAGTTACATCTGTTCAGGTAACATTATTAAACATGCACAGGAACAAGGTATCTATCCAATCTTGATTGATACAGAAAATGCTTTAGATGAACAGTGGTTACAGGCACTTGGTGTTGATACGTCTGAAGATAAGTTACTTAAACTTAATATGGCAATGATTGATGATGTTGCTAAAACAATATCAGAGTTTATGAAAGACTACAAAACACTAGAAGCAGAAGAAGCACCTAAAGTATTATTTGTTATTGATAGTTTAGGTATGATGCTAACACCCACCGATGTTAATCAGTTCGAAGCAGGTGACATGAAAGGTGACATGGGTCGTAAGCCAAAAGCACTAACATCATTGGTTCGTAATACAGTTAACATGTTTGGTAGTCACAACGTAGGCATGGTATGTACAAACCACACATATGCAAGCCAAGACATGTTTGATCCAGATGATAAGATATCAGGTGGACAAGGTTTTATTTACGCTTCAAGTATTGTAGTAGCAATGAAGAAACTTAAACTTAAAGAAGATGAAGCTGGCAACAAGATATCTGAAGTTAAAGGTATCCGTGCATCATGTAAGATTATGAAAACACGTTATGCTAAACCGTTTGAATCAGTACAGGTTAAGATTCCATATGAAACTGGAATGAGTCCATATTCAGGGCTTACTAATATGTTAGAAGGTAAAAAGTTGTTAAGTAAAGAAGGCAACAGTCTTGTTTACAAAGTAGCAGATGGCACAATTATTAAAAAATTCCGTAAAGCGTGGGAAGCCAACGACGAAGGATGTTTAGATGTTGCTATGAAAGAAATAAGTAGTAGCGTAAAAAGACTAAGTACTGATGATGAAGAAGACGTAGAAGATAATCAACCAGTAGTCGAAGTAACAACAGGTGCTACTGAAAAAACTAAGGAAACAACAGAATGACTATAGATGTCGAAGTACTCTCTGAAGTATGGACTACTACAAAAGAGTATATCAATGTTAAGGACCGACAAGCGGCCGCAGATCACGTAGTTGCTGTTATTGCAGATGGTGAACTTTCTGAAATGGACCTTAAACAGTTTGGAGGCATTGACCAGTATATAGGCAGAGCAGTATATGAATATCTCGGAGAAGAAGAAGATCCAGATGAGGATTTTGACGGGAGTGATGATTACTAATGTGGTATAGTAGAGTAGTTGCTAGCTTAGGAGCCATACCTGACATGATAGCTCATTATGAAGCCGAACTAGCAGACTGCAAAAAAGAAATTGGCATACATGGAAACATAGAAAAAGCTCTTGCTAAACTACCAGGTGTCACTGAACATCGATTTAATCAGCTACAAGAGATCGAAGCTGTGTTAAATTTTCTTAATATACAATTAAGGAAACTAAGACGTAAATACTTTCAAAAATATCTTGAAGCCTACAATAGAGCATTGACGTCGAGAGACGCAGAAAAATATGTAGACGGAGAAGACGAAGTTATTGATTTTGAAACTATTATCAATGAAGTAGCACTACTACGTAACAAGTGGCTAGGTGTTATGAAGGGAATTGAAAGTAAAAACTTTATGCTTGGACACGTGACAAGATTGCGTACAGCAGGTATGGAGGATTCATCAATTGGCTAGTCATCACAACAGTTGGGCCACTCTTAAATTAATATATGGATATGACACTTTTTTAGAAAGTCTAACAACTATATGTGATATGGGCTGTGGAGACGGTGCAGACATAGCATGGTGGGCTACTTTAGAATCTAAGGACGATGTTCCGCGACCTTATAACTACAAGTGTTATGCTGTAGATCAAGACATTAAGAGGTTAGATGCTGTTCCTAATCACGAAAACATACGCAAAATACATAGAAACTTCAATGATCCAAGAATAATTCCAGTAGACATTGATCTATTATGGGCTCACGATAGTCTTCAATACAGTACAGATCCTCTGAACACATTACGTCTTTGGAACGAGCAAATGTCAGTTAATGGTATGTTAGTATTGCATGTGCCTCAGAGCAACGGTGTATATAACGGAAAATATTATGCTAACACTCGGTCCGGATGTTATTATAACCACACACCAACAAGTTTAATTTATATGTTAGCTGTAAACGGTTTTGATTGTTGTGATTTTTATCTGCATAAAGCCTGGCAAGATCCTTGGATAAAAATTGCTGTATACAAGTCAGATACTAAACCAATGGACCCTACTACTACTACATGGTATGAACTAGCTGAAAAAGGCTTATTACATCCTAGCATAGTTGACAGCATTACAAGACATGGATTCCCACACCAAGAAGAAATGGTTATAAATTGGCTAGACAGAGAAAACTATTACGTTGACTGGGTAATGCCAAGCACAGAACTTCCTGAAAGTGATGAGCCTCCTGTTACGATAGGAAGAAAAAATACATCTGTTAAATCAAAATCAAAACCTAAGGTTAAACAACCACCTAAACACAAGAAAGCTCAACAGTTACTCGATCCAATTGGTGTCATGAGAGCCCCTAAAGGACAAACATTTACCAAGAAAGCTAAATGAAGATAATACTTTGTACAGGCGGGTTTGATCCCGTACATTCAGGACACATAGCATACCTAACAGCCGCGGCTGACCTAGGTGATATGCTGATTGTAGGGTTGAACAGTGATGAATGGCTAGAACGTAAGAAAGGTGCGGCATTTATGCCTTGGAACGAGAGACTTAGTGTAGTCAATAACTTACAAATGGTAGATGAAACATTTACATTCCAAGATGATGACGACAGTGCTCGTTTGTTTATTAAACAAGTAAGAGCTCATTATCCCAACGCACATTTAATCTTTGCCAATGGTGGCGATCGTACAGCAGAAAATATACCTGAGATGGATACCGAAGACAACAACATTAGCTTTAAGTTTGGTGTAGGCGGCACAGAAAAGATTAATTCAAGTAGTCGCTTGGTAGCTAGTTGGGAAAGCCGGGACTAACGATAAATACAGTATCATGAGATTACAACATATATTACAAGAAGCTAAAGGCGTTTTTGGTCGAAAAGAAGGCGACAAGTTCGTTAATTCCGATGGTCAAGAAGCAGAATTTATGCGAGTTGATTCGTATCCATCTCCGGATATAGCACAATTTGATACTGTAGAGCAAAGAGACATAACAATAAATCAGTATGAACAAGATATGCATACTAAGATTGTTTGGACCAACCAACCTAACTCGGCTAGTTTAGCATTTGCAGTAGCAGTTCTGAATAATATGGACGGCGGTGTTATGTTATGGGGTAGATACTTACAAAAAACCAAACATGACATGATGAGCGTATGGGCCAATAAAGAAATACCCGCAGGATGGAGTTTAGCAACTAAAGGTGCTCTTAAAATGCAGGTAGGGTATGATCCACAAAATCTAATTAAAACAGAAAACGTTTTTATGACTACTGCTCAAGTGATTGATACTGTAGGAAAGAATGCACCATCTGAAGTTGCTCCGGTGTTAACAGATATATTATATGGATTAGCAACAGGACAACCAAGGACAGTGTTTAAAGGGATGGCAGATCACATGGAAGCCTTACGTGATTACTTCGGTGAAATTATGCAACCTGTTGCATTAGATGGTGGCGTTATTAAAGGACAAGCAGAAGAAGCAAGAGAAGCTTTGGCTGGCGGTGCTAATTGGAATGAATGTAAAATGATGTGGCCAATGAGCATGAATGCCGCACTGTGTGATAGTTTCTTAATTGCACCAAATGGACAAGAGATTGGTATTAGTTCAAAAGGTGGTGCAGGTGCTAAAGCATCAGCAAAGAATATCTATGATGCATTCAAGAAAGCAGAAGCAAATAACAATGAAGAACTACTTGAAACAGCAAAGTATTGTATATCAGTAGTTAAAGTTATAGCAGAGAACAGTGCCAAAGACGGGCCTATACTACTAGGACAAGGATTAGAGATACCAGGCATCAACAAAGAATTAGGTGACGAAATAGAAAAATATATACAGTCAGGAAAACGAGATTTTGAAGATATTTCAGACAGTGCTAGAGCATTGTTAGGAAATTTTAAAGTTAACAACGAAGTAAAAGGTTTTAACACAGGTTATGCTATCATGGCCGCAGTTGCTAAAACGGTTGCTAAAGAAATCAATAAGAATCCAGAATTTACTAAAGGTGCTATTGCACTATTAAATCAATCATCAATTATACAAATATATACTTCAATGGTCAAGCAAGGAGACGATGCTGTCCTTAAAGACTTCCGTGCAGTTTACCCACCAAATTTTGAAGGACAAATCAAAGTTGACGGCGGTAAAAGTTATTATTCATCACGCATAGGCGGAAAATTAGCATTTAGTTTTGGTTAGATTGACCAAACACAGTTAATATGTTACACTGTAGCTAATGACTCAAACTAAAAAAGACATAGTAATAATGAGCTGTCCTATAATGGAGCCGATACCTCCAATGGCACCAGTTCTGTTGAGTGCTTGTCTTAAAGAAGCTGGGTTTAGTTCAATAGGAAAAGATCTTAACATTGATTTCTTCAATCATTTTAAGGATTCAGGACACTGGGGAGATATACATAACCTATTTGCTATAGGACACGTTACTAAAATATCATTACCACGACGTGTTATCATTGACATACTTAAATTTATAAAACAATACTTGTTAGAAGTTAAAAAACAATATGATCCCGAGTATATAGGATTAAGTATCTTTACCTCAGAATCAGTAGACTTTAGTATATTGGTAATGAGCTACATTAAAAAATATTTGCCCGAAGTTAAAATAGTACTAGGTGGTAGAGGGCTAGAAAATCATCACGGTCTTACTGACATGAAGCACTATGAAATGTATGATAAGTTTGGTATGGCTGATCTCATAG